TGGGCTTGTACTATGATAAACTTCATATGATTAACTGTATCATAGAAACAGGCGAAAAGATTGACGAAGAGAAACATATTAAAGCAATTTGGTTGGCTCTTCACGCCAGCTATGCTCTCGAGGCATTCCGCTTTATGGTATCATTTGCCACAAGCCTTGCAATGGTTGAGAACAAAATCTTTATTGGTAATGGCAACATCATCAGCCTAATTCTACAAGACGAACTACTACACAAAGGTTGGACTGCGTTTTTGATTAATCAAGTGGTCAAAGAAGATCCACGTTTTGCCAAAGTCAAAGCTGAGTGCGAACAAGAAGTCTACGAATTATATCTAGACGTTATTCGTGAAGAAAAATCCTGGGCAGATTATCTATTCAACAAAGGTCCTGTGATTGGGTTGAACGCAGGCATTCTAAAAGACTTTGTTGATTACACTGCTGTGGCCGCACTAAAAGATATCGGAATCAAATATCATAATCCTGCTCCAAAGTCTACTCCAATTCCTTGGTTTAACAAACACAGTGATACCAGTAAGAAACAAACTGCGCTTCAGGAGAATGAATCGACTAATTATGTTATAGGAGTTATGAGTGACGGTATTGACTATGATGCATTGCCGGCGCTATAATAAATTATGTACAAAGCACAATTCAAAAGTAAAAGCCCTTTCGAGTCCTGGACTACTATAGGAACCTTTGGCAATGAACAAGGCGCAGTTGCAGCGGCCTTGGCCCGTAAGTCTAAAGGTGCCCTGCTAGTTAGAGTTGTTGACAAAAACGGTGCTGTAATCTATTCAAGTTAATTATGAAAACGCTAAGAGAATATATTAATCTCATCGAAGGTAAAATTGATGACAGTTGGTTTAAAGACGATGCCTTTAAAACTTTTAAGCAGGCTAAGTCTATACACTATGACACTGCCACAGACAGCGGAACTGTTGACACACTAGAAGGTCCAGTAAAATACGAAGCTGGTCATAAAATTATCACAGGTCCTAAGGGTGAAAAATATCCTGTAAGCCCAGAATCATTTGCAGACAAATATGATGTAGATGATGAGCATACGGCTACTCCAAAAAAGATTGTCAAGTATGCCAAGCTAGCTGATCATGACGGTGTTCTACACACTAGTTGGGGTGACTTATCGTACACCAACGGCAATGATGTTATTGTTCGGCATGGCAATGGCGACTACGGTGCTGTTAAGCTAGACATCTTCCAACAGACTTATGACACAAAGGAAATGAAATGAAAGCCATTCTATGGAGCAAGTATCACTGCCCCTATTGCGATCAAGCAAAGGCATTGTTAAAGCAAAAAGGTATCCAGTTTGAAGAACGTAAGATAGGTGACGGTTATACCAAAGAAGAGCTATTAGAGGCGGTGCCCTCAGCAAGAACAGTACCACAGATTTTTCTCGGAGAAGAATTAGTGGGCGGATTTAATGAACTAAAGAAAAGGTTAGAAAATGTTAATTGATAAAGGCGTTACTATCGGTGAGGTAGTTACTCTAAAACTTACCAGTGGTGAAGAACTTGTTGCCAAACTAGTTGACGATGGCCCAATGCATTATAAATTGAGTCACCCACAGGTTATAGGCATGGGTCCTAAGGGTCCCGGCTTAATGCCCTACCTGTTCACAGTCAGCCCGGACAAAGAAGTAAGATTAAACAAAGGCACAGTAGTGATGATTGAAGCCACCGACAAGGCCTTTGCAGATCAGTTTATTCAGAGCACCACAGGCATTGCATTAAGATAAAATGCCAGTAAAGGTAACTGTTACTCCTATTAGCGGCATATCTCCAATCCCCGGAGATACTGCTCCTGTTGGAGATCCGGCATGGCTACCTAGTATATTCAATGCTGTGCCTGTAGAGTTCAACATTGTTTTTTCTTACGAAGAAGATCCTGATACTGCTCCTATACTATCAGTAGATCTAACCAGCATCAGTCCAGCTGTTGAAGGACTAGCTTTTACCAAAGTAGGTAATGACACTATAAAAGTTAAAGGTACACCTGTAAATGTTTTTACAGACGAAATATTTCGATTCTTATTTGCTGATAAATCTGAAAGAAATTTATCTCCTACAAACACCGAAGATTGGGAAACCATCGTCAAATGGGCTGCTCCGGGTAGCAACGATAAACAGGTCACTTATAACTTTTCAGTTAAATATGATGACAATCCAGCAGCCACTGTGCCTATTGTAGGGGATACAGTAACTACTTCGCTGTCTCAGATTGTTTCTTGGAAGTTTGATCCGTCATTGGCTTACTTCCAAGATCTAATTAAAAGAGGAAAACGATAATGCCACCAGCAGCAAGAGGCGCAGGAACAGACAGCGTGTTCAGTAAAACAGGTTCGGGCAGAGGTTGCGGAAAACCGGTAACAACAGCTACCGCGGCCTGTTCAGGTGATGTATTTTTTAATGGCATAGGAGCAGTCCGTATAGGTGATGCGGTTGCCAGTCACGCCGCAGGCGGCTGTGGTCCGGATGGGTCTACACTAACATCATCCTCGGGAACAGTTAAAGTTAATAGTAAGGGTGTTGCTCGTATTGGCGATGAATACACTGGCGACAATACCATTACCTCCGGTAGTTCAGATATCTTTATAGGATAATAATGAAAAAATTATTTTGGAACATCTTAGGATTTTTCAGTCTAGGACTAGCTTATGTAGGAGTTGTAACTCCCGGTATGCCTTATAGTATTTTTGTAGTATTTGCTGCCTACTGTTTTAGCAAAGGCTCAGAGCGTATGCATCGTTGGATCTACAATCACAAACTTTTCGGCCCATTCCTAACCAATTGGGGTACTAAACGTGTATTCCCAACCAAAATGAAATACTTTATGCTGGCTATGATGTCGAGCAGTTTGGTTATAATGTGGTTGACAGCAGTACCTGTTCGTGGTATAATGTACACAGCAGTCTTTATGTGTCTAGTGGCAATTTGGGCTTGGCGTTTTCCTGGTTCTGTAGAGGAACACGATCGTAGAAAAGAAAACAACGAGAAAATTGGATGGCTAAAATAAGTTTAGAAGAGTTGATTGACATTGCCTTTGCACACGAAGAAGGCGACCCATTTGATTGGGGCGTATTCAAGGATGGCAAAGAACAGGCAATGACAATGATTGGTGCTAGCGTTTTAGAACAATTTGATAAAGAAATCGTTACAGATGCTGACAGACTAATACTTTTAGCTACCATAACAAAATTGATAACTGAAAATATGATTCTTCATACCAAATTAATGTCAACGAAATCAGTTGGGTAGGCGTTAAATATATACTAACCTCGTAAAGGAGACAGCTATGAAAAAGATTATTGCTGGTATTATTTTGTCCACGATAGCTGTTACAGCCAGCGCACAATACAATCCCAATCATCATCCTAGACATACAAGCGATTCTATGATCAGAGGACAAGGATGGGTAGGTCCGCACCATCACCATCGCGCTCGAGGTGACGGTCTTCGATGGGTGCTGCCAGCAGTTATTGGAGGAGCAGTGGTTTACGCCGCAACTCGTCCAGATCCGGTGATTGTACAACAGCCTCCGGTAATTGTTCAACAGTCAGATATTGTCTATATTAATGGTATTGCTTACCGTAAACAGATTATGGTAGTCAATGGTCAGTATCAAGAAGTCCTAGTAAGAATATAATTCACACACACAGAAAAATTTAACATAACAGGAAAAAGTAACATAATGGTAACAGGAAAAGTAAAGTGGTTTAACGATGCCAAAGGTTTTGGTTTCATTACTCCCGACGATGGTGGCGCAGACTTATTTGCACACTTTTCACAGATTAATTCGAGTGGCTTCAAGAGCTTACAAGAAGGACAGAGTGTAAGGTTTGAAGTAACTCAAGGTATGAAAGGCGCACAGGCTAGCAACATTCAGCCTGCCTAAAAGAATTGTTGTAATCCCTTCAAAGTGAAGGCATCTTGGACGCGGGTTCGACTCCCGCCTCGTCCAATGAGGGTATTCGAAATAGTATCCTGATTGGGCGAGTCATGGTTTCGACAGGGTGAGATAATAGAGACGGCAACACGGTAGGCGATGACCGTAAATCAAGCAAATAAAGTAAAAGCAAACGCTGATACATTTGAGTTTGGCGCAATGAGCTTCACCGGAAACACTGTTTCTGGCACAAGCAGATTTGCTCTAGCAGCCTAAGAAACTGCAACTCCGAGGTAGTTATACCTTGTCATCCAAAATAGCAGAACCCGCTTCGGCGGGTTTCTTTTTGGCAAAGTCAACTATTTATTGCATCGAAGTTGTGCGTGTACGCACAAGTTTTGTTTGACATCCTGTGTATAATTGTAGGATCATATTATCAAAAAGGAGAAATTATGACAACTACAATTACAGTCAAAGACAAGGCAGTGAATACCATATACCAAAATGTTACAGGTCTAACAGGCGGTACAGGTGACGGTGCAACATTTGATGTTACAAAGACTAACGGCGTATACTCTGTTGTTCTCGACAGCCTTGCAGCCAGTGCAGGTACTGGTTATCTAGCAGGTGACACAATCACTCTTGCTGGTACAGCATTGGGCGGCACAGTGGCTAACAACTTGATCGTTACTGTAGCCACAGTTGGTACACTGGGAAAAGTTGCTACATTTGGTGTAGTGGGTACAGGTCGTGCAGGTGATGGCACAGTAGATATCACTGTAGATGTTACTGGTACCACTGGCATTGACACCTACACAATGGGTGGTGCTAGTACAGAGTACACAACAACCAAAACTGCCAGCAAAGTAACACTAGAAAGTACATTGGTATCTAACATGGAATTCAACCTTGCTGATCACGAGCGTGTGGTGTTCACAGACAAGGCCATTGCCTATGATGCCACTGGTCGTGCAGGTGATGTATATGCATTGTTATCTGCCGCACTAGGTACAGCAGATGTTACTAACACATTCAAAGGTATCGGTATCTATCTTGCTGATGCAGGTTGGACCAACAAGCAATT